TCACTCAGATACAGAATGGAGACGGCTAAGAGATTTTGAACCAATCGAGTTTCAACGCGCTGTTGATTTTGATGATAAGATAAGAACACTGGGAAGGAAAGACAGAGCATTAAAAATGGATGTTTTTCTCCACAACTCCTGTAAGCCATTATCAGATATTGACTTTGATTCAGACGAGCAAAAAGGCCAACAAGTTTGGGATTTCCAAGCTGAGTGTGAGGGAATGTGCGGAGTTTAAACCATTAACCACAATCAAAAATGAACATATTACGAGGATTCCCAAAACGCTACGAGGATGCCCCGCCAGCGACAGGTGACGGATGGTTGACAAACTACTCCAAGGCACTCGCTACGACCGATTCTGGGGGTATTACAATCCTCTACGGAGGATACGGCACAGGCAAGACCCGCATGGCTTGGGAGGTAGCTAGAGCGCATAAGTCGAAGCGTCCAACAATCAGTAATGGAGGCATTGGATGGACGACAAGCACGAAGAAACGCCCGATGGTTTACACCACAGCAGTGAACTTGTTCTCAACGATCAAATCTACTTACACTTCTGGATCTGGGAAATCAGAAAAGGAAGTTGTGTCGGATTACTGTGAAGCCGCCTTGCTAGTGATTGATGAAGTCCAGGAGCGTGGGGAAACCCAATACGAGGATAGACAGCTAACCGCGATCATTGATGCGAGATACGCCGCAGATATGCCGACGATTCTGATTTCGAACTATACATGGGAGAGGTTAGCATCTACGTTGTCCCCTGCCGTGATTGACAGAATTGAGGAGAACGGAGCGAAACTCTCCTTTACTTGGGAATCATTCAGAAGGAAATAATGAACAACAAACATGAAAGAACAATTAAATGAGCTACACTTATTTGCAGGAGCAGGGGGAGGAATACTTGGTGGAATCCTTTGCGGACATACCACAGTATGTGCTGTCGAGATTGAACCTTATTGCCGAAAAGTCTTACTCCAAAGACAGCGAGACGGAATCTTGCCAGAGTTCCCAATCTGGGACGATGTCCGAACCTTTGACGGAAAACCATGGCGCGGAAAAGTCGATATTGTTTGCGGAGGGTTTCCCTGCCAGGACATTAGTTGCGCAGGAAAAGGAGCGGGAATCGAAGGCGAGCGAAGCAGTATGTGGAAACACATGGCGCGAATCATCGGTGAGGTTCGACCGCAATACGCATTCGTGGAAAACTCACCGATGCTTGTGGGTAGAGGACTTAGCACCGTCCTCGCTGACCTTGCCGAAATGGGGTATGATGCAAAGTGGGGTATTGTGGGAGCGCATCATGTCTCCGCTCCACACAGACGAGACAGAATCTGGATCGTTGCTACCGACTCCAACTTGTGCAGATGCGACGATGGGAGCTATCCTGAACGACAACACGAAGCTAATCACGCTCAAGTCGGGGAAGTTACGGAAGATCAGCAATCAGGGAGTGTCGGGCAGCATAGGATTAGCGCGAACGGTTGCGATGTGGCCGACAACAAATGCCAGAGATTGGAAGGATTCAACATATCAAAGCAGTCTAACCGCATTAGAGAATGGCCACCAAGCAACGCTTGGCAGAATAGTTCACAAAATGATGTGGCCCACTCCAACAGCGCACAACGCCAAGGAGACAAACGCACCGAGCGAATCACAGAGGAACACTCCGACACTAGCCGCGCAAGTTGGTGGGACTCTGAACCCAACGTGGGTCGAGTGGCTAATGGGGTGGCCTCTAGGGTGGACAGACTTAAAGCCATTGGGAACGGGCAAGCTTCAAGCGTGGCTGCTCTCGCATGGAGAATTTTAACCAACACATAACAAAAGAACCAAAACAAAATGAACGACATTGAAAAACTCAAAATAGAAAACGCTGATCTTGAGAAAAGACTTGCCGATACTAGCGGGTCACTTGTTGCCGCGCTATTGCTCATTGCTGACATTCGCCGCGCTGTTGGCGATGGCAACGGGCGATTGATGCAAAGCGAGCTTGTGGCGCATTGTGATGCGATTTACAAAAAGGCAAAAGCACAATAAACCTTGCCACTTTATTGTGCAATCGGACGCAACATCATCAGGTGCATCTTTTCGATGAACGGCATGTCGAAGCCGCAGATCAAATGTTCGCAGTCATCGCAGACGCGCCCGATCATTCGTTGCGCTTTTTTATTATCGCCAATCATAGTCACGATTCGGCAAGGCTTCTTTTTGCAATGCTCACACTTTGGTAAATCGCTCATGGCTTGCTGTAGAGGTTGGTTTGCGCGCCGTTTATCATCGTCTTGCGCTTTACTAACTCGTTCCTAGCCACCATTTCCTTTAGTCGATACATTGCGCCAGAATTGGATATTTTTACGCCCTTGGCAATCAAAGCGCGGTAATACTCGCTTGATGTGAATTCATCATCTTTTCGCTTCACTGTGTCGGTTTGCTCTAGCGCATAATCCAGTGCGCTCATGACTTGTTTTCTGTTTCCGATGGTTTTCATTTTGCTGTGTAAACTCTTTGGTGGATGAGTGGCGTTTCGTTTTTATCTAGTCCCCGATGGTCAAAAATAATCGCGCTAGGCTGTGGGATAGCGTCAGGCACTACCTTGTGACCAAATCGCGTCAAACCCTGCCAAGCTCCGCAAATTGCGCTTGTCTGGTTTCCATCTTGCCAAATGCCGTGGCGATGTCTGTGAGCGCGAACCATGACCTTTGGCACGGGTTTCCCCGTCCTTGCCCGTGAGTGTGTGAGATTGCCCAGCATGATACTGTGAGCCGATGCTTCTAGGTATGTTCTCGCCGTTGCTGAAATGTGATGCGCGAAATTGTAAAGCGTTCCATGCACTTCCAAATCTAAATTATCCCATGCGTGTTGCCCTGTGGACTTGTCTTTCGATGCTCCTAGCGCGTGACCTAGCGCAATCTCGAAATTCGTTGTATGACATTCCGTCCCCTTTATTATGTGCAGATTTTTGCATTTCTTAGCCATGTCGCCAAGGATGTGTTTAACCGCCGCGAATTGATCCCCTACATCAGGTGTCATTACTTGCAATGTTCTGTGGTGTATGCCGTCGATTGCGTCACCGTTTATAACAATATCAAAATCATCATTACCGATTATCTTTGTGGCCCAAGATTGCATATCAACCCAGCATAGCCAAAGCCACTTTTGAAAGTTGTTTTGCCCGATGTGGTTTCCCTCGTTGGTGATAAAATCTTTAGGCCAAAGCCCCACGGTTGAACCGACGTGCAGGTCACTGATGTTTAGTATTACCTTGCTTGTCGTTTTCATGATTTTAAGTTTGCTGTTACTTTGTGAAACGCTGGGAAAAATAAATGCTCGATTGCTCGAACGATGTGATGATTTATTCAAGTATCAAATCCGCAATAGCATTGCACGTTGCCTTGCGCTTTTCCGCATTAAGCATTTTCTCACGATCTCCAGCGTGGTCGATAAAACCAAGTTCAATCAAAAAACATGGCTGGAAGTTCATCACGGCCAAAGTGGAATGCTGAGATTCATTTTCAGTTTTCACGCCTCGGCTGATCGTTAATAGACCAGCACATACGGCAAGATTCAAATCTACTGCCTTCGATTTATTTTCCGCGCCTCGATAAAATGTCTCCGTGCCTCTCGCCACTCCATTTGCGGCATTGCAATGCAATGATAACATGATCGTGCCGCCGTATCGCTTGGCAATCCGTGCGCGTTCTGAAATGCTGCAAGGGTCTTTAGCGTCGGTGCGAGTTCTGACAACTGCGATTTTCCTTGCGCGTAAAATGTCGCGCAGTTCGTTTGCCCACGTCATGACAATTTCAGCCTCGGTGATTCCGTTTGATTCTGCGCCTGGGTCATATCGTCCTGATTTACGGTTTCCCATGCCATGACCAGGGTCAATTACCACCAGCATTTTTGATTTTTCATTACTCATTATTTCCCGCTCTCAGCCTCCACGATTTGAGCCGCGATGATCGCTGCCGTTTTTGCGTCCGTTCCGTAGGTTCGGCTTCCATCTGGATTGATTGTTAGTGTGCAGGATGTTAATGCCGCGATGATGATTGCAATTAGTAGTTTCATAAGATTTTTACATAAACGCCGTCTGAGTCTTTCCCGAAATACTTATCCCCGTATGCTTCCACCGCGTCAAAATAATGACTGGCAAGCAAAAAACCATTGCGTTCCATGAGGTATAAAAATTGATAGTTTGCATCGTTCAAATCATACATGCCGACTGCCGCAAACTGGAAAAGAACATCGTGCCAAAATGACGCTTCGATGGTGCCAGCAAAGTCTGGTGTTCCCGCCCAAAATCCAAACGGATAAAAACCGACGTATTTTTTAGGGCTGCATCCGTTCCAAAAATACTCGTTCGCCGCGAAAATCCAGCCGTTTTTAATCCATGCCCTAAGCACCCCATCGGCACTATAAAATTCTACGTTTGGATGCTGTGACAGCCTTCCCTTCAACGCCGTGCAATTTACTCCCACCGATGCAAAACGATATTTCCGTTTGCCTTCTTTGACTGGATGTAAGATGCGGTAATTCATTTGCTTTCCTCTGCTTTTTTTAATGCGGTTTCATGTAGCTCCTTGATGTATTCATCTTTCTTTTCCAGCTTTTCAAACAAATGTTTAACCGTGCGGGTCAGAACAAAGATACAAGCAATCGCAAGCCCCCAGCCTGTCAGCGCACTAGCATACTTAGCCACGCCTAGATCATCGGGAATTTCGGTGCTGAGTAAAAAGCTAAATCCACTACTGCAAAACAACGTAATTGTTTTTGAAATACCAATGGAAAATTCTGTGAGTAGATCAAATTTCATTTACTTTTTCATACGCATATTGTTTAATTCTGATCATGCCCACCAAATATTTGGCACATCATCGGAGATTGGTCTTGGAACTAAAACTTCATTGCCATCTTCATCATCTACTGTGAAGTCAGAAGCCCAGTAAACAAACTGTTCACCACCTTCTGGGATTGGAATACCAACTAAGTCGCGGAATAGAACCCACCACTGACCATCACCGTTATGCTCTCCAATAACACAAATGGCGTATTCGTGTGAAGCAAGAGAGGTTTGCACTCCATTCTCACTGGCAGTCGAGAATCCATTGGCAATACTAAACTGTTCAGCAATAGCTTTTGATGGGAATCTTAAAATGTAATCGGTCACAATGAGATGATTGATTTGTATTTTTTAACAGATGCTGGAAGAACGTATGTGCCTCCAGGCGTTACAGAAACAGTTGATGTAGTATTGTCCCCATAGGTAATCAAAATTGAAGACACATTGTTTGGAATTGTCAAAGTGCATACATCAGCACTTCTAGTTGCTGCGGCTCCTGTTGTACGTATGATTGATGAAGGATAAGTTCCCAACTCAATTTGCATACCCCAAAATGATGCTGATTCAGTTACGACACCAACATAAGAAGGGTATAGAAACGTGGTTGTTACACTTGTCACGTTTGTCATCCCTAAAGAAGGACGGCAGCTTTGAACTACTCCATATATTGATTGTGAACTATATGAAACTCTGCGGAAACCACTGGGAGCAGCTACAGATGTTGCGTTTGTTGATCCAGTTCCACCAACAACTGCATTTGTGCTTGCATTGAGTGTTGCATTTCTAAGCGTATTAAATTCCGTACAGGTGTATGGATTTCTTGTCGCTAGAGATTTTGCGTAAAATGATATAACATAGTCAACTGCAACACTAGCAGTTACAGCTGTCGGCAAAAATATTGCATGTGTTCCATTAGCTGTTGTCTCCGTTATGATTACTCCTTCAGTAGCTCCTGTGGGATCAATTTGTGCATTTGATACTTTTGTTACGTTTGTTAAAGAACTCCATGCGGCAGCAGATGGATTATCCGTTGGGACAATGTTAGTCCGTTGCGGTTCAATCAATAACCCATCTGATTCAAATCGTGCTGTGTTAATTGATGCAGACTGGATTAAGCCATTGCTGCCTACAAATGTGCCGACTGATGCGCGGGTAAATGTAGGAGTCGCACCTTTACGTGCGGTCAATGATTGATCGGTGGCAAACTGAAGGTTCAAGGCAGGGCCAAGAACCTTTCCTCCACTAAGCATATTTCCAAGTGAGTAGTTCATCAGTAGCGCATTTGCATGTTGGCGTTGGTAAATATACGATTAGCAACCATTTGTAAAGTATGTTGTTCGTCAATGCGAATCATTTCTTCTTGAAGCAGCATATCTGCCTCTTGATCTGCCAACGCCGCTTTCTCCTGCTGTCCCTCTGCGCGAAGGTAGTCAGCATAAGTTCCATGCGCCATGTATTGATACCATTCAGCAGGGATTGCTGTGGTCTCTCCTGATCCATCACCGTAAGTATCAGATAATTGCTTCTTGTAAGTCACAAATGCTTCCGTAGGACTGCTATTGCCAGCTACTAATGTCGCACCATCTGCCGTCACCATAATGTCATACTCCTGAACAGAAGTAGTCAAATACGGAGCTTGCACATGAATACGCAAGTAGGTGTCAATAGGGTCTTTCCCAGACTCAGTATATGGAACTACATTACTTGTTACTACTCGCTCTTCTCCGATTTTAAGGAAGCGAGGCCAGTAATTTGTTGAGCGAAATGCTCTTAATGCTCGACGGTTGATTAAAGCCTTAATCCTGCCAAGCTCTAGTGTTGCGAAGATAACCCCGCTTAACGATTGAATCAAAGAAAGTAGTTCAGCGTAGGTTCTCGTTTGCATTAAATGTTACCTGCTTTTAGGTGTGATTGTGATTTGAAAAAGTCTCGAACAAAGGTGCGGTCATCCCAGCACTCGTTCCCATATTTGTTTGCGAGTAGTAAATACTCACGTTGCGGAATAGAACCAACAGGCTTACCTGCAATGGACTTCACTTCGCGCATCTTTCTTGCTTCTTCAGCAGCTTCGATCTCCCTGCGCTTCTCCATACTCTCGATGAACTTCCGTCCAGAGCATAACTCTCGGACAAGGGCAGCATTGATTTCTTCGTTAATTAGCATAAAGAAAGAAAGGGGAGAGAGATTTTACCTCCCTCCCCAGTTATGGATTAGGCTTGAAACTGAGTAAGATCAAGAATATCAATACCAATCAGTATTTCACCAGCAGTGATGCTTGTAACAGCAGCATCAGTCACTTTAATATAGATTGGTGTAGCTGTAGACGCTGCTCCAACTGGCAATACGCCTCCTTTAATGGTGGTATTTCCAGCAGTTTGAACAAATGAAGTTCCAGTGTTAAATGTTGGAAGACCAACAGTTGCACCATCCACATCAAGTGCGCTGATAAACTCTACTGGAGTAGCAAGAGTTGTACCGATACCAATAGATAAAGTTGTTGAACCAACAATATCAACGGTATTAGTAACAGCGCATAGGCTTACAGCACCACCAGCAGGAATCGTCGCGATTTGACGGGTTCCGCCGTTGCCAATGGCAATTAGGTCGGTAGCCGTAAGTCGGATAACATCCGTGTATGGGGAGCGTTCGTTATTAGTTAATTTAGGCATAATTTTATTTCTTTTTTAGTTAGGATTAGTAGGCGATTTTTCCGTGTGCTTGTGGATGTTTAACGCACAGAGTTCCTGCAACGTCAACGAATCCACGCTCTCCACCACCTTGGTTCTCCAGGCGAGTGGCACCCATAGGAATCAAGGTGTTGAAACCAAGATACTTAGGATTAAGAACATAGCCAACATTGGTCGAACCAGTAGGCATACAGCTTGGGTTACCGTTGACGATCTTCACAAGACCGAAATCGGAGTCATACAGGTTCACCGACAAGGTGATCTGCTTGCTCGTAGCTTCTTGGTTAACGTGGTAGGTAACGCCAGTCGAAACACCCGAATTACGAGTGAAGTTGCTGATAAGCTGGCGAAGTGCTACGTTAGCAACAAGCGTCAGACTGTTCATTTCACCGTTTTTAGCAAAGATCGAACCGATCATTGTGTTGAAGGTGCTTTCGCTGATTGTGGACGAGATGATTGAACCAGAAGGAGTGCGGTATGCAGCAGGAACTGGGTTAGTTGCTTGCGCCGCCGAGTCGATCCATTTGCCAAGACCACGCATACCGTAAGGAGTGCCAGCACCGTTTTCAACCGTCATCTCGTTATTGGAGGCGATGGTAGCTTCGATGTCGCGTTTGATCTCACGCATGGACTTCGCTTCTGCTTGTGCCACGTTAGCAGGGCCAACGCTGGTAACAGCTTGCTGAAGGTTGGACACGATATAATCGCGGCGCATGAGTTGGGTGTAGTTCCCAAGGCGAGCGCGATCTGCGAACTTGTCGCTGAACGAGGTCACATCGGAACCTTCGCTGATGCCAGTAGTGGCAGGAGCAGCTAGGGAGTCAACAGTCCACTCAGAATAAGTGGAACTTGCTTTACCCTTGCCGCAAAGCGAGAGGATAGGAGTTTCTTCTGGTGCTAGGATAGCAAGCTCGTTAGAGAGATCCTCACGGTTGGAAACAGCGGAACCCGTGCCTGATTTGGCGGCTGGGGCTGATGGTTGATAAGTATTTGAGATAGGCATAATATTAGTTGGTTAAATTTACTTGTATTTGGCGATTCTTGCAGCAACCCATTCTTCAGGACTCCCGCTCTTTTCAAAGCGTGTGTAAGCATCTGCACCCTTGATCTTAGAGGATGTCGAGGATTTAGCAGCACCCGCACCAAATGGGGACGGAGATGGACTGATTTTCAGTTTTGTTCCCACCGCAGGTTGCTTCTTCATTCTCGTTCCTCCGTTGATGGAGTTTGACGCATGAGCCATGATATATTCGATTTGGTAGCCAATTTCAGGAACTTGTTTCCGTAGCTTTTCGATAAGCGGGTCAGACATTAAATCCTTGAATTGTTTCCCGACAACTGTGGTTTCATCCCTGATGTCTGGAACTTCTTCTTCTGCCGCAGCGATGTATTGCACCTTTAACTGATCTAATTGCGCGATCTGCTGGAGATGCGCCTGTTGAGCAGGAAGGTATTTTGTCAACGCCTCGCGGGAGTTTCGGTTAGCTTTCTTAATCTGCTGCTTGGTGAACTCGCGGTCTCCAACTAGGATTATGTCCTCAGAACGATAATCTTCGTATTCCTCCAGTAGTTCATCCGTTGATTCAAGGGTTCTCTCAAGTTCTTGATATTTCGCTTTTAAGTCAGCTAGTGACTCAATCTCACGAAATGGATTCTGTTCTTGTGGGACTTCCTTGATTGCAGGTTGAGATTGAATCTTCTCCTCCAGGGCTTTCTTCTGAGCGGTTAGCTCACCAATCCGTTGCAGGAGTCGGCTTTTACCCTTTTTGGCTAAAGATTGAATCTGCTCCGTAGTCAACGACAGTAGATCAATTTCACTTTCCTCTTCCTCTTCTTCGGCTTCCTCCTCGGTTTCGGTCTCTTCTGGATCGGAAAGAATCTCTTCCACTTCACCTTCAGGTTCCAATTCTTCAGATTGCTCCTCTGATTCGGGTTCTGGATTACTTTGTCTTGCCGTTCTCTGAGCTACAAGCTCTTCAAATGACATATTGGACACTGATTCAATAGCTTCAGCGGTAGCTTCTGGATTACTCATATTAGGAACGCCATTTACGCTCGGCGGTGCGATTCGCAGGGACATTAACGCAAAAATGATGCAGTTGTCAATAGCCAATATAAATGAAATAAATCTTTCGTTTTATGAAAATAATTCTTGCCAATTCATATTTTGTGATTTATTGTCATCTCGTTCGCGCGATACTACCGCCAAACAAAAACTTTCTTGCTGTGTGTTTATAGCAATCAAGCCCGTTCAGAGGTAGTATCCTGAACGGGCTTTTCATTTGTAGTTGAGTGGAAGGTTCACATATAATGTTATGAGTCTAGTGACGCAAGCTGGATAGTAATTAGACTGCTTTTTAGGGGTTCTCGCCTGACGATAATTGAAGCGAGAGTAATGCACGAAACGCTCATTTGTTAAGCCGTAATTCCCACGGATAGGATGAGAGCCGTATCAACGGTTTGTTCAAGGTTGACGACTCAGTTATGAGGTAGTAAATCTGGCAAGGTTAGCTGTAATGGGCGAACTTTGTCTTGATTGTCCGATCTAGTTGTAGGTAGCACTAAATCATAGATGCACAATAAACTACAATGATTTATCTTGCACAAGTTAAAATTAGATAACATTATTCTTGCGCAACCAAAACATGAACACAATTAAACTAAACCGAATGCTGTCTGTTTACGCTCTGAATGGAGTGATAAAATGCCTATCCGCAGATGAAATCCAAGAAACGGAATTAATAGCAGCAGGATGGAAACACACCGCAACTATTGACCCAGCACTTTGGATTGAGGCGATGGCAAACGGGAAAGAAAATCCAAGCGATATGCTTGATGAACTGCAATTTTTACCTACTTACTAATCCAAAAAGAAAACTCGTAGAGTATTTTACTACCCTACGAGTCCCTTTGAACACAAACAAGCTGAAAACAAAACAGCAAAGAAGTAATAGTGGAATGCTGATGAATGTCAAGCCTCTTTTTTCAAAAGAATGAGAAGTTCGTCTAATGTTGAAATGCTGCCTACGATCTTCATTACCTCGTTTGCCTCTACACACTGGCGTAGGTCTCCAAAGAAACGCTCACGCTCGTCATAGAGGAATTGGATGATTGCCTTAAACTCATCTCGATCAGAGAGAGCTTCGACTGCTTGCGATATGCTTGGCTTAGGTATTGGTGTCATTTTAGTCTTCCTTTCGGTTTGTTGGTTGATGTTCGTGGAAACCCTCGGTTCTTGCTTACTGATACAGATGCAATGTTACAAGCACGGTTATCCTTGGGATTATTGTTCTTATGATGAATATCCTTTCCGTCTCCTTTACATGCCATCCCAGACTTCACTGCTTTCGCTCGCGCAGCATTACGACCAGCACGGCGAGATACTTGCTTAGGCTTGCCATGGTATTCTTGATACTCTTTTTTGTAGTCTCTCATTACTTCATAGATTTGCTTTTGATCCGATAATAGTCATTTCTGCTTTTTGCCCCAGCGACTATCCACGGTTCCTGTTTGTAATCCCAAGGAAGAAGAGTAACACTTTCATCACCAACCTTTTCAGCTTTTATAATGTTTGATAAGCAAAGTGTTCCATGTGTTCTTCCTAGATTTTTTCTTTTAAACCATTTAGATATAATTGAGCTTCTTACTCCAAATCTATCTCCAGCTAGCTTCAGGCTATCAAATGATTCAATTTTACCACACTCATAATAAAAAGTGTATTTGTTCCTAACTTGAGATTCTGAAATTTTCTTTTTATGTTCGTTAGAAAATCTCAATCCAGCCATTGGAGCCTTAGCACTCTTGCAGAAATTAACACAGTTTTCGTTTGAAATGTTTTCATCCAAATACCCTTGTTCTTCATCAAGAATAAAACTTGGGTCACAGTATTTTATGACTTCAAATGTCAGTGATGACTCTCCATATTTATCAAATATACGTTGAAGCCTTTTATTTCTATGACACTTAGCCCTGAGTTTACTAAGGTGATTCTTGATCCTAGACTTTAAATTAATACTGCTCCCATAATAAAAATGGTTATTAGCTACACAGGTGATTCTGTAAATTCCAGAATTTCTTACTTCCTGCTGATTTTCCCCGAACATTTCCATTTTTTTCGACTTAAATTGTTAGGCGTATTAGGATCATTTTGCTTAGCTTCTGGCAAGCCTTTTTTAATCCCGTAGCTTCTAGCGCAATAACTTGAGCCTTTGGCAGTGCCAGGGCGAATACGATCACCACCGTCAGCAGCTTTACCTACTTGCCCATACTTGACGGTTTTCTTCCGTCCAGTTGTAGGGTTGGTGACGATCTTGGTGAATCTCTTTTCCATTACTTTTTCTTTGCTGTTTTGGCTGATTCGCGGAAGTCCTTCGCAGTTGGTGCTTTCTTGCTGCCAACTTTGTTCATCTTCTCTCCACTCCCTGATGCAATCCGTTTGCGTTTAGCATTGATGTTGCTGTACAGTCCTTGTTTCATATTATTGTTCCATTCCTTGAGTTGTCATTCCGCCCATTTCGGCAGGTGCTGTTCCGATACGTCCAATCTCGGCGTTCTGCGCCTGTTGTAGCTGGAATTGATACTGAGATGCGTATTTCTGCAAGCGACCAGCAAAAGCCTCGTCAGACTGCGCTCTAGCTGCAACATCGGGCTGCTGAACGTAAGCCTGAACCATCTGCATTGCAATCTGCGCTCCATTCGGTTGAGCGGGAACTTCGATACCAGCAAATATCTTCGCAAGGTCATCTGTGACGTTCTTCTGAACCTTCTGTTGAGCTTCCTCGACTGGTTGCAGAACGTAGTCAGCAAAGATAGGATTGATCGACGATGCGGCAAACTCAAGTAGCTTGTTGACATCGAGGATGCCATTACGATCCAACTGGACAAGTGACACCATGTTTTTCAACTGCGTCTCTGCTGTTTCTGGATCGCTAGACAATGAATCAAACGATACCATAATTGAGAAGTTCTCATCAGGGCTACCCTTCGTCATTACCTGCGGGTTGGGATTACCAGTTACTTGGAAGAATACTTCATCTGGCCCCATCCGCTGATACAGTTTCCATGCCATAGTAAGCACATCCTTAACGTGATCAAGGAACTTGCCAATATAATACTGCTGACGTGCCGATGAGAGCGGATTTGTAAGGTCTAATCCGATGGCACGATCAGCTTGTCCACGCATGGAAAGCTCGCTTTCAACAGAGCCGTCATCCCGTGGGGGAATAGGTCCAAAAGCAATTTCACCTAGCCGACGATATGGAACCCTGCGACCTGGTCCCCAATCAGATGGAGGACGACCAGCAGGGTGCATAATAGGAGGCAAAGTAGCAAGAGATGCGCGGTCAATTCGACTATCGCGCTCTGTCTTGATTTGCATCTGTGGCCCACGAAGAATATCAGAGAATGTCTGCACTTCATACATGCGCTTCTGATCGTTAGCTAATCGAGTTACCACAAATGGATAATCATCGTAGCCATTAAGAAGCTCATGCTTGGCATATCCATCTGTCTGTGGATGGAATACTGTGCAGTAAATGCCCTCTGAACCATCTTCTTCGTCGATCAATCGTTGATACGCATAGACAATCATTACAAGATCATTGTCATCTGTGATTGGCAAGCGAGTTTGGGTTTTTACTTTCTCGCCATCGAGATACATAGAATCTTTACCACGAAGTGTTTCGATGGCATTATCTACCCATTTGCGATCCCATCCTTCATTGGTCACCTTCTTCTCTAGCTCTTGCGCTGTGAGGAATGTGCGCCAGAACATATATGGTGCGCGTTGTGGGTCAGAAATATATGATGGAAACATTACTTCACCGTCAGGAGCGCATGAGTAAACAACTGGGCAGTCAACAGTCTGACGAGAGATAGGAATCTCAGCCACACCCATCTTACGAAGGTCTTTAATTGATTTCTTTGCTCTCTTGGTAGAAAGATCAGGAAATGATTGCTGAATCAAATCAATAAGCATTTCATCATCTTGCTCACTAAGAATCAACTCTACTAGGTCAGGTGATGCTTGTTGAATCTCTTCAAGACTTACACTTTGTAGGTAGGAACGCTTTTCACGCTTCCATCCAATGTAGGAAACCATGATTCCTTTTTCCATTAGGTAGTTGCCACCAAGCTCCATTTGACGTTTAAAGTCAGGAATGTAAGATGATCGCATCCACTTAAGGAAACCAGATACTACTGCCGCTTTAGGCATTGCTGCCATCGACGTAGGAAATGCTTTGATGTGGGAACGCTGGAGGGCTTGGTCAAATAAAGCAACATACATGTCGATGCGCTCACCAACTACGTTCACCTCTTGATCGGAAGCACCTTGCCACGGGAATGCATTTGAACCATTCTTGCGTAAGTCATCAGATTTGCCATCCCAAATGTTGCGCCGATCATTGTATGACCGTAGGCATGATTCAAAATAATAATCAAGATCAACTAAGCAAGTGTCATAAGCGTCAGATAATGCGTTAATATCAGGCTTCTTGTCTAAATAAACAAGAGACTCATCTTCTAATTGCTGAACGTCATTCATGGTATGTATTGGTAGTAGTCCTCAAGGTCGGAATTGACAAGCATAACATCAACTTCCTTCCCTAGCAAGCGTTTTGATAATTGCGCTGGACACTTAACATTAACGCTAAATCCATCAATGCGAGCCTTTAGCCATGTCGGATTATTGCAAATTCCTACAATCATTGCTCGCAATGGGGCTTCTGGTAGTTCCACAATAATCTCTTCTACAACCTTTGCTGGTCGCCCTCGTTTCTTTGCTTCTTTTTTCGTATTCATATTAGTAGCCTCCACCGCCCTGAGTTGTAACCAAACTGACAGAATTGTCAACATGATCTATTCCAGAGATTGCAGCATAGCGTAAAACATCAATCACATCCTTCCATGCTTCCTTCAACCCACCTTCTCCAGTGTATTCAGATAATCCTTGAATAATATTCTCGCAGTCAGAACTGATGTAGAAATGGGGACGATTAACGGCATCTAGTGGCTTACTTGTGTCCCATGCCATTTTCCCAATCAATGCTTGCAATCCATCGTCAATATCTAGTCCAGGCGCAGGAATGCAAACCATACCGGCATCATTCAAGTCTTCGATAATCGAGGATGAACCATCTTGCACCTGATACTTTGCAGCACCAAGTCGAGGGTCAATTAACCGTTCAAAGATTTCCTCGTCACCTTCTAGTTCCTCGATCAGTTCCACATAGTCACGGATACCAAATCCTTGTCCTTTAGCACCTTCTCCAGGCATCCACTTTCCAGATCGCCACTCAGCCCAGTCACCTACGTCAACTCCAGGCCATTCACGATACACCCACATTGTTCCAGTCTCATCCATTGCAATCCAGCACATGAACCAATTCTTCGATCCAGCAGGGTCGATTACATGATACTTTGTGACGTTGTTTTTAGGAATCTTCTCAGGATCAACCACATTCACAACTTTGTTGAATTTAGGAAATTTAGTAGCGTGTGACTTCATTGGCACACCGTATGCGCGGATTAGAATCTCCTCGCGTGTCCTTCCTTTTAGCGTTTCTTTAATCCGTTCATATCCACCAAAGGCGTTGTCCTGAGAATGGAAGTAATGCACGGAAGCATTTAACTTCTTGGATCGCTGGACATACGGAACAAGTTCGTTATTAAGTAGTTCAGCTTCACGGCTTTCAACAGTTGTTGCTCCATCGAGATACTCCTTGATTACTTCAGTCCACCCATCAATAGGAGTAAACGTGACAAGCATCTTGGAGTTACGAGTAGCTAGACGGAATCGCAGGGTGTTTATCAGTTCAGGGCCAAGAAGATACTCGTCCAGCCATACACCGATATTATGCCATACTGGATTCCTAGAACCAAGCTCCGCACCCTCTAGGATTGTTGGGTTGTTCTGATATTGTGAATACGTCTTAAATATGATCTGTGAACCGTTTGGCAAGATTAGCGACGAATCAGTAAAGCCAGTTTTCTTTTTGTATGAAATGTAAGCACTTGCGCTTGTAAACTTTGTCTTCAGATATTCTGGCAACCATGCCCATACTGCGCTTTGTTGCTGCCTAATCGAGACCTCGGATGTTTGAGCGAAGCAGAATATCTCAGAATTAGGATTATCAACTGCGGCTCGGACAACAGAGAATGCACCCCATTGAGTTTTCCCTGACCTGTTGCCTCCCAAAGCTAGGATTTCATTGACTTCGTGTAATTGTTCTTCAGCTTTTGTCCAGTGAGGTAATCGAAACCCATACTCATACGGGTCTTTCTCAGCATTCTCAATCGCTTCATGGTAGATGCGATGGATAGACAATACCTCTTCAGGAGTCATCTGGATTAACTCTTCATCCGTTGGAGGAGTTAGTATTTGATGTGGTCTCCAAATCATAGTAACTCAGCTTCGATTACCTTACCTTTAGCAATACGCGATCTAGCTTCATTGATGAGATTTGCTGCATCATCTAGGCTTGCTCCTTTGCGATGCTCCACAACTGTGGTTGCCATACCTGTAAGCTGCGCTGCCTTGTCAGTAAGGATGCCAACAGTAATCGCCAGCTTCTCAGGAGAAATTTTGGCAAGACTATCTGGATCGTCAAATAGCTGTGTGGCTTTCTCAAACAGCAAGTCAGTGTATTCCTGCGCGGCAATAGCGTAACGCATGGAGAACTCTTTCCGCTTTGTCTCTAGTGTGTCGTTATGCCGCCATTCCAGCCCACGAATTACTTCACGCCCAATTCCAGTTTTCTTGGAAATCTCGGTTATCCTTGCGCCCTGAGATAAAAGGAATAACGCCAATGCTGCCTTATGTGGCGCGTAATGCTCGACGTTGTTGCGAGAGATTAACTTCGCACGTTCTCGCACCTCAAGAAACCACTCGCTTTTGTCAGGGCGGTCATCGTAGTGGTTGTCTTTTATTTTCTGGAGTTGTTCTTCGTTCATGGGAGTTATTCCTTAACTGAAGGAATTAAACTCTATTTCTCTTCCAAGTTCAAGCCTTCTTTTGCATCGTATTCCCTTGCCATTTTTATCAACTCAGCAGAAAATTCTGGATCACTAGATGCTTGATGTGCCAATGCTGTTATCCCAGTTCTAGTTAGGAACATATCTTTTGCCATCTGGTTGTAAACTTTGTTGATGTCTCCAGGAAGTGCATTTCTAGCAAGTGCTGCTTTTAATTGAGGCATGAAATTGCCAGTAGAAAGCATCGCCGTTACAAATCTATTTTTTCCAGCTTCGCTTACTTGTGCAATTGGAAGACCTAATGTCGTTCCTTTATTACTCAAGAACATCCTTGGAGAATATCCAGCTTTTGCAGTGTCAGCAATTGCGTTTGCTTCATATAGTTTAGCTATGTCATATAGAGCAGTAGCCTCTTCTTTCCCAAGAACAACTTCCATCTTCTCAGCAAAAGCAGATTTAAATTTGCCAGATGCCTCATAGTCAGCAACAAATTTCTTCGTATCAAATAATGACTCAAATGGTGCATTTGCAGTTGCGTCTCCACCAGGATAATCACGAAGCAAATTCCTCTTAAAATCTCCTTTGAAAAGGTTTCTCGATTCTAGCGATTCCTTGCTTAGTTGTTTCATTATTCTATCAACTTGAGCAATAGAAGTATCTTTGCCAAGGATCAATCCAGAAAGAAAATCTGCATCAATGTTTTTAAAGTCTCCCTGTTCAGCGGCTTTAAATACTTTGGTCTTAATCAGTAATGCTTCTTCTTTTTCTCCTTCGATTCTTTTAACAATACCTTTTGTCAGGGCTTTTCTTTCATTTTCTGTAAGAGCTTGCCCCATTCTTTTGACATCATCAATCGTTAGACTGCTTGCGTCGAGTCCCTTGATATTGCCTAAATTGCGATTCAATTCATCAATTGATCTTTTTTGCGCTCCTGCATTTGCTCCGAAAAGAGCATCAAGCATCCCTGTGTCGGCTTGTATACTCTTTGCTCCACCAGCACCAACACCGATATCGTTCATGTATTGCAACTGAAGCATCCCAAGCACTTTATCCGCTTCTCCAGCTTTGCTTGGATCGGATTGACCAAGTTGTTTAAGTGATTGCACAATTTTTTTGATTTGAGATGGTTCTTGCATTATAGCATTAACAATGCCTCTCGGAGTTGATGATTGTTCACCAGCAGCTTCCCTTAAGATATTGCCAAGCAAATTAGCCTCATAGCCTTGACGCTTTTGAACTTCAAATGATGCGTCTCTAAACACATTGCCAACTGTGGTTGCCGTTCCATCTGGAAGAACTGTTGGGATTGAATCGTAAGTTTTGATTCGATAATCAGACAGTTTTGACGCGATTTCACGGCCAAATACATCTTTGTTCGCACCACTAGACATATTGTCTGGTCGAGCTTCTCTAAATGCTTTTATGAAGCTATCGAAGTCTTCTGAATTCAATGGTTTATTAAGAGAAGAAAGATCAGCAATCTCTTTCATTAACTCCTGAGATGGTTGCTTGCCATTTTTAATCAAAGTATCTACTCTTGTATTTGCTTCTTGTAAAAGTCTAGGTGCTTCCCTTCTTCTTATTAAGCGATCTGTTACGGTCTTTATAGCTGAAGTATCAGCGGAACCAGACTTGTTAATGTCTCTTCCTATTTGATAAACAACATCAAGCATCTCTTCTGGAGTGACGCTAAATCCTCCATCATCAGCTAAAGTGAAGACATTTTGATACGCTTCTTTAACGTTTGCTATTGATTGATCTTCTGCACTTTTAACTGAGTCGAACAAAACCTTTCCAAGTTCATCCTTATTGCTTAATGGCCCTTTTGTTTGACGATCTATTGCTGCTTCAATAATTCTTTTATTCCTACCAGTAGATGATGAAATTTGTTGAGAAAGTGCTTCTTGTTGTTCTTTTTTCCTAGCAGCAATATAAGCGTAATTGTTGGGATTTGCTGGAACCTTACTTTTCCAATCATCAAGTATTCTAACCAGTGTTTCTTGAGTGCTGCGAGCAAGCGAAGCAATGTTTGATTTTGGATATGCTCCAGCAAGTTCAGACTGAGCTTCAATTCCTTGTTGTCCAGCTAATCTAGCACCCATTGGGACTTGGATTTTCCCAGCTTCGCGGAACTGCTTTGCTGCAAGTTTTTCTTCCCTAGCCATTAAGTTTCTCGCTGAGTCATCAAGACGAGCGGCAAACGTATTTGTAAATGGGTCTTTTATTCTTGCCGCTCTTATTGTGGGAATAGCTACATCGGTAAAGCCACCCATTGCGGCTCCAACAGCGGCTTGTGTTCCGCGCCTTGCAAGAGTTCCTCCTACGTCTGGATTAAGATTGTAAGCGTATCTTAATCCTTCATCCATGAGCGCACCAACTCCCGCGCCAGCAACAGACGATCCAACAGTTGCAAATGCTGGGCTTTTGGTTGTTCCAAGGATACCTAAGAATGAAGCAATTTCTGCTGCCGTAGGTGGCACTTCCGCAGCAAAGCCAGCAAGAGAAGCGACTCCTTTGTCTAATGTAGTTTTGCGACTACCATCGGGTAAAGTGATTATAAATTCTGTATTCCCACCAACATCTACTGGTCTTATGTTGGCACCAGGAAATGAGTTTTTGAGAAGTTGCGCTTTACTTGTAGGATCATAAAGACTCTCTACTTGTGCCATGAGAGAAGTTGGAATCCGCTCAGACTCTCTGCCTCCTTCAGACTGGGGAAAGTTATATCGTTCTGCAATAATTTCACGTTGTCTTTTTCTTTGGTCTTCAACAGATACCTGATCGCTAGGCAATGCGGTTACTCCAGGCATCCCAGACATTCCCATGTAATTAGGCATAGGAACAGCTAATGGTTGTCTTAGTTCAGAACCAAGTTTTTGGACTCTTTCTAACTCTGGTTTTTTCTCTTGCTCTAAAATGTTTGAATACTCCCCTTGAAGAATATCTTCACGCTCCTTCATCGCCCTCAAATCATTGATTAAAGACTGAAATTCGCCATCGTTTCCAGCAGCTTTTGCCGCATCAAGTTTCTTGTCAATTATTTGATTTGTTTCAGTAATTTTACGAAACTCGTTTTCAATATCCGCTTTATTTTGTTTTAATTCGCTCATTTGACTCCGTGTTTTTTGTAAATGTTACTTGATCCACTAGTGGAAGGAGCTTCAAAAATTGTGGACTTACTTAACAGTTTCTTGTTGAGTCTTGTCCAATCATACGACTCGCCCTCAACGCCATTAGCATTTACCCGTGCAATTTGCCTGTTCATAACGTAATCATTAACGTATTTGTCATACTCTGCTTGATCTATTCTCTTCTCATCAAATGCCTTTATGATATCTTCAGGCATTCCGTTAGCAGCTTCAAACGCATTAAGAAGATTCAAACTAAGAGACTTAGCCAATGTGTCTTTTTGTGCATTTGCTTTAAGCGGAGAGAACCGACCTTCAAATCTTGGCCATTCTTTTTCAGTCATAGTTCCCGCTGCACCCCCAGTTGGCGAGCTTGCTCTTAGCTGGCTCATCTTTACAAAAGAGTTCTCTCCGTTGATTCTTTCAAAAAACGACTCTAACTCTCCAACTTCTGATGCGGGTAAAGCCTTAGCTAACAATGAGTTACCAGCCGCAAATAATGGATTGTTGGTTCCAGCAACGTCAAGCCTACCAAAAGCCTCTTCTGTGTTTGCTTGATTCAGCCTAAAAGACTCACCTTTCATTTGCTCTTGAGCTTTGGCTACGCCTTCTGCCTTTGCCCCAACTCCAGCACCTTGTCTATAAGTTGTGCTTCCATCTGGATTCATTGTAAACTCAGTTCCAGAAGGTGGTCTAATTGGATATACTTTTCCAGTTGAGCTTACTTGCCCATCTGATCCATAACGAGCTATTTCTTCTGGAGTAAATGGACGGAATGTTTCTACTGTTTCTGCTTTTGCTGGAGTATATCCGATTCTTCCTTGATAGGTTGTCGCGGTTGGTTCGGCTTGTTTTGCTTGATTTTCTGATAACTTTTGGATATTTGATGTGACTCCTTGCGTCCAGAATTGATTTAGGTTTCTAGGATCATTGCCTGCTCCAGGAGGAGCGTAGATATTTGCAATATCAGCAATAGATTTCACATTTGCATAAGGGCCAGTTCCTTCATTTATACCTCTACCAAGGAGACTTGCCATTTTATCAATAGATTCAGCAACGCTTTCAACTTTAACTGGACCTGATGCATCAGAGATACCCATTGCATTATTTTTGTTACGAAAAGCTGGTGATGTTCCATTTGCTGTTTCGTGCATTGAAATAGCAGCCAATATATTAGGAGAAACTCCATATTTAGCTCCTGCTGTTTCAAAATCTTTAGCGAAAGGCTTAAGAGGATCTGGTAAATTATTTAACGCAGATGTGCTTGTATCAGTTAGTCCAGATGTCCGAACTGGAACATAAGAATTATTCTCAGTGCTCCATTGCATTTTTTGCGTGCTGCCATCACCAAGTGGAATATCCATTGTTTGAGGAGGAGCACTACCCGCTGCTATTGCCGATCTCGCTCTTGAATTAGCATTTTGTTGTGCAATATCAAGTTGTGCATTTTTATATGCGGCATCTTGACTTAGTCTTGCTTGTTCAGATACACGATCTTGAGCTTTAAAACCAAGATTTAATACATTTGCAATTTGGGTTGATGCTTCTCGTCCTAATGCAGCAGCTTCCATAGGAGTTGTATTAGGATCATCCATTCTATCAAGAACTGGTGAAAGCATACTCTTAACGTCAAAACCAAGTGAATCACCAAGTTTTATTGCAGATTCAATGCCAGCTCTACTAGCTTTTGTTTCAGCGTCAATTTTTTTACGTTCTATCTTAGCTGCTCCAAAATTATCAATTACACCACTGATGCTTTTCCCAATATCAGCAAGTCCTTTTGCTTGCATCTGAGCAGATTGAACAACTCCGCTGTAATCGGGTTGAGGGTAGTTAGCTAGGTTTATTTGTCCTGCGGTAAGTGCCATAATTTTATACTGTGTATGCTCTAAGTGGTTGTCCAGTCATGTTTCTGCCATAGTTGCCAACATAGGCTCCCATGTTCCCTGCACTCATTGTTCCAGGCGCACCAAATCCACCACCACCCATTGATCCAAGACCAAGTCCCATTAGGCTTCCACCTATTGAGGAAAAAGCAGATGCTTTTGCTTGTTGGTTAGCGGCATTCATTTGATAATTTGCCATGTTGGATTGGTTTTGCGCTCCAGCTTGATTCATTGCCAAGTTGAGAGGCATATTGTAATCAAATTCACCAGAGGATTGTGGGCCAAGTTGCAATCCTAAAGCTAGATTTTTTTGTCCAGCATTATAAGCTAATGGTGCTTCGCTTAGTGCTTGTAGTCCAGGCTGAGTGTAAAATGATCCAGCTTGATTATATGCATTCGTCCCAGCCATAGCTGCTTCTTCACGCTTTCTACGCATCATATCTTCTCTGCCCATTATTTCTGCTGCGACACTAGCGTTTCCACCCAATCGACCAGATGCTTGATATGCTTCTCTAGCATTTTGCTCATACATCCGCTTTTCTTCTGGAGTAACTCCCAGTGCAGAAATCCTTGCTCGTTCAGCTTCTTGAGATGATGCTTGGACAACTGCTGCTTGTTCTGGAGATAATGACTGCATTAACCCGCGAGTTAATCCTGTTTGACCAGTCATTTGACCAAGTTCTTCAGCGCGAATCTGAGACAATGACCGTCCTGCATCCTGAGATGTAGAAAGCTGTAAAGCATTGAATCCAGGCTGTCCATTAACTCCTCCAAGAAACTGTCCAGTTTGACCAAACATTTGGCTCATGAATTGAGGGCCAAACCTTTGACTCAAATCTAGAAACTTCCCTGTATTCTCATCGTAGTAGTTCAATAGACCAGTTGCCTGTCTATCTACAAGATTCGTTCCTGAATTCACTCCTTTTGTTGTATCTGAAAAAATATCAGTAGGTTTAGGAGACTTGGGTGTTTTGCCAGCTTGACTAGCTCCATACGCTGTTGCTCCAGCCCCGATTGCGGCGATAGTAATTGCTGAACTCATTTATTTATCTATGTTATTTGTTAGAAATATTTGTGACCTACTTACATCTTTTTTCCATGTATTAAATCTTGGGTCTTCATTATCCATTAGTGGATTCACTACAGGGACTGTGATTCTCCTGATTATCTCGTCAGGATCAGTCAGGTTGTCTGGATTTGCATGAACGGTCATATAAACAGCATCAGTTACCGCATAAACTACTCTCCTTGTTCCCTTTTTGGTTACTCCCATGAAAGGCCCAGTAATACTAGACGCTTCTTCATTAGAGATAACATCTGTAGTCCCAGATATCAATATGAATGGATGCTCTGTATTGTGGTGAACCGTTGTAAACATCGATCCTGCTGGAGCAAATGCCTGACGAATATAGATGCCGTCTGTGAAGATATGCGTCAATGGTAGTTCCGCTGCTGGAAGTGTGGACAACTCGTATTCTAATTTATCAATTTTAGAAGCGGAATCCCAGTCTTTTAGCGATGGCACTTTTGAATCAAACTTAGCAATCGATATTGAACTTTTGTAAGATTCAATTGCGTCTAAATTGATATTTTCTCTGTAGTTCACAAGCAATTCAGAACCAGCTTTGATTTCTTTTATTGTAACGCAAACAACATACCCATTATTAAATATGAATTTGCAATTAGGGTTTGGAGAATGGTTGATAATACGACCACATGAATACTTACAATTCCCTTCTGCTGCTAACCATTCTTTCCCCAATTCAAGGTCTTCTAATGCAAATAACCCTTTTCCATGGATGGGAGAGTTAAGCACCTCAAGTGAGTCCTTATTTAACTCAGAATTAAAGTAAATATTCCCCTCCATCATCTTAATGATGTCTAAGTCTGAAACTCCCAATGAATTCAATAATTCATTATAGTCATCGTTTTCTATATTGATTATTGCATGTGACATATTACTCATACATGATATTTACTGATCCTGCATCAAAAGTGTTGCCGCCAATAGTAGTAAGGCGTATGCGATCTAGTGTTGCTGATAAGGTTTTGCTCCCACCTCCAATGTAATTATTTGCTACAGTAGAACTGCCACCAGTAAAGGAATAAACCCATACATTACCAGAAATATTAACTATTGTTGCTATTCCGTAAAATAAATCAGCTGCGGCTGGAGACTGTAATAATCCAAAACCAGTTGTGAAAAGATCAACATCTGGAGTCGATCTTACTTCTCCAGCACTACCTAAATAATTAGTAGAAACAAACCCGCCAGAATCACCAAGTTGAAGAATAACAGGACTAGTCCCATTTGTGCTAACTCCAGATAACATTACTGTAATCCGCTTAACGGTTGATGGTATAGATGTGAAATCAACAGTTGTTCCACTAGTTGTTGCTACGGCCGTTCCTCTTGTAATTACTGCCGCAAACTTAGTATCTGTATAAGCCTTAATGCTTTGCTGTGTAGCCAACGAAGTAGCACTGTCGCTTACCATGTT